TCATATGAAGGAAATCCCCCAGGATAGGGTTGTGTACTATAAGCACTTAACATACCACTTAACATTTGACTTATAGCCTGTTGTTCTGGAGTAAGTGAAGGTTCAACACCTACATATGGAGCATCAGGAGTAAACATTCCAGTTTTACTAAGACCATAAACACCAGCACCAGCTACACCAGCACCAGCTAAAATTTTTCCCCAATCCCATCCACCTTCGGTTTTAAAAATATCTGTCCAAGCCATCTTCTCCTCCTTTACGCTGCTATATCACCAAATGCCTTCCATGTTCCTGGAGTACCAGCAGTAGTACAAACCCATCCTACAGTACCTCCAGCAACAGGAGTTGTATTCCAACATTTATCTCCTACACCATATGTACCAAAAGTAGGAGCAGCCGTCCCAAAAGTATGTTCTACATCACCCATTAAATTCTCTAAATCTTTAAAATAATTATCAAATTTAGCTCGCATCATAAGTTGTAATTGTTCAAGACTAACACGAAGTTCTTGGAGTAAACTTCTAGCTTCTTCAAAATCTTTTACTTCTTTAGAAATCTCGGGAAATTTAGGGAAATTAATTGATGATGTAGATTTCATTCTTCACCTTCTGGTTCTTCACCTTCTGGTTTTTCTAATAATTCTTTAGTTTTATATTCCATAATAATTTGCTTTCTAGTTATAGCCTCAGCTATAAATTGAATTACCTTTGCTGCAATTCTATTTGAATCTGCTATTCTATTTCTTATAGAATCCATAGACTTCTGTTGTCCTACTTGAATTCTATTATTATCCCATTTTAATTGAGTATCAAACCAATCAGTACAATGTCCAATTATTTTTGGAGTTTTCTTCCCAAAATCTACCATAGGAAGTTCTATCCAGTGAGAACATTCTCTAGAAGACTGACAACAATATTTCATTATTCCTCTACCACAACGTATTTTCATGTTAATCCTTTGTAAAACATCTTACATAAGCATAATAAGGTGTTAAAGTAACTGCGTTAACTGTATATAATGCTCTTGCTTGAGTAGTAGCTGCTGAATTATAAGTACCACGTAAACTGCTATCACCCGTAGCTTTAGTAATATCTACATCTTGACTGGCAGTAGTAACATTAGCACCATTATTTAGCTCTTGTGCTGACGTAGTCATAGAAATTGGACTTTGAGAACCACCCGTAGAAACAACCGTAGACTGTTTGTAAACAAGCATACTATTATCTTGGATAGTATCGTCAACTGTCCATCCTGTAACAGTATCTTGGTAAAAGAACATTTTGTCGCCAGCATTGATTGCTCCAACTAACAAACCACCTGTTGTAATTTGTACTTCATCCCCATCTTCATCTTCAAAAAATAATTCTGCTTTAGCACTTACATCTTTAGTATAGACAAACCCACAACTACCAACCGCAGTTGGTTTAGCTGCTCTTACAGGTAATTTATGTGCATACCCACTATTAGGATAAAAGTCATTTAATATACAAGTCTTAATTTCCTGTAGAGCATCGTCTACAATATTAACAGCTTCCGCATCGCCATCTGGCTTTGAAGCATCTAAATCTCCAATCGCTGTTCCTGTATAAGCCATTTATATATCCTCCTTATATATCTTCAACCTCTGAAAATTTTAAAGTTATTGCTCTAAGCTCAAAATATTCGTTAATCACATTATTTCTAAATCTAAATCTTATATAATTATGTGTTATAGTTCCCAAAAAGAAAGTATATCTTGCCCATGTAGTAGTAAGTGTAAAAGTCTTTGAACCAGTAAAAGTAGCACCAAAATCTGAAGAATAGGCAACATCAACAGTATCTCCTTTAGCATCAAATTCAACTTCGTACCACCTAAATTTCTTATCTGGATGGCCAAAATCTTTAGATTCCCAATAACCATCTATAGCTGTAGCATCATCTTTATAAACGGTATAATCTTCTTTGTAAATATAGCCAGAATCATCTCCGTAAAGATTTAAAGGGGCAGCTTCTTGATAATATCTTGAATTAATAAGACGACTTAATGTATTAATTTTATCAGATATATCATTAATCTTATCATCTGTAGACAAAACTTCATAATAACCAGAAGCAGTCAAATTTTTACTATAAGTATGTTCTGTCCAAGATTTAATTTTGTAATTATATTCAATAGCTCCATTAATAACAGTAGAAGCTCCCAATGGCATAAACCATCTTACAAGATTAAACTCTTCTATAAAATGAGAAAACATTATGTCAATTTTAGATGGAGTAATACGTTCAAATAAATCTGATTTAATAACATCTCCAAGTTCATCTGTACCAACTAAGTTATAAACATAAATATTATCCCATCCCATAAAGGCAACTTCTTCTAACAAAACAGCTCCGCATCTTGGTGAAGGAGAACCTACACCACCTAATACTCTCCTAAGATCAAATATTTTAGTACCACCTATATATTCCATAATCCAAATAGAACGTTCACATCTAATAACAACAGAATCCTTCAAATACTCTACATCAATTATCCAATCATCGCCAATATCTAAATCTTCGTATCCAGAACCAGCACCAGTCCAATCTGCTGCTGCATGACCTCTTGGATAATTAGCTCCAGAACCAGAAGCACCTGCAATAGTCCATCTTATTCTTCGTGGAAATTCCATTCCAGATTCTTTAGTATTTAAAAGAACAGTCCTTCCACCAAAATATATACAGAATTTAGCTTTATAATCTTGATTAGCTGCATTTGCTCCAGTTAATTCAGCAAAATAAGTAGATGTATCACCATTCCACCATAAAGGATAATCTACAAAATTACAATATAAACCAATATTTTGATTTGTTCCTGTTGCTGCATTTTTGACAGGATTGAATATATTATACATATATGTGGTAGAACTACCTTGAAGAAGCAATCTAATAACATAAGTAACCCCTGCAACAGTCGGGCCATTTCCAGTTAATTCTAAAGTATCTAAGTCTGTAACAGAAGCTACAGTGTACCACGTTGTAACAGCATCAGGATCAGTGGTCTCAAATCCTATTTTATCTCCTGCCTTAATACCTGTTGTAACCCAATCTACCCCAACTCCTTCTACAGTAGTACCAGCAGCACAGGTTACCGTTCCAGTAGTATCTAGTGGAGTCAAAAACTTATATGTACTATCTGAAGGATCAAGTCTATATATATCCTTAGAAGTAAAAAATAAAAGATAATCATTACCATCTTCTAAAAATAATTGGTCTATCCAAGAAATAATGCCGTTAAGAGGTAATCCTGTACCATATTGAGCAAACCCATGACGCTTCATAAGTTTGTTCTTATAAAATATTATATTTTTACAACGTGGAGTTTGCTTTTGACTAATAAAAGGAGAGGGATCATTCCAATTAAGACCTTCTACTGGAGATAGTATAGGCAGAATGGTAGGTTTCTTTCTATTACCACTTTGTTCTGATCTTCTTCGTCTAGTTGATATAAACATTATGGTGATCTCATTATGAATGGCTTAGCCCAATATTGTCCTGTAACTGCATCCTTGGTATCAAAGCCTTCACCTTTAAAGGTCATATCAGGATCATAACCATCTGCATATACCGCTAGTTGAAAATTACCTTCTGCTTCTATACCCTTATCCAAAGCATTATCAAATTGTTGTATATTATTGAAAGCTATAGCAGCAGTACCACAAGATATTACATCATCTAAATTACTATAAAATAAATCAGAAGAATCTCCCGAAGGTTCAGTAGGCCAAACTGTATATCTTATATAAATAGTATAAGCATCATTGGGTATATGCTCTATAAGTTCAATATAATTTCCCCATCTAACATAATGTTTTGGTCTACCTGTTGACCATTGTTCAGGACGGGGAAGATTTGCATCTACTGTTTCATAAAATTTTGGGACTAAGATTCTACTATTAGCCCCATCAATCAATCTCATATCATGGATAGTTTTAACATTTGTAATAGACCAATCTGAGGCCAAAGCCCCACCAAGTTCATATGTCTTTACATCTGCTGTAGTTGCCAAATCGGTTTTAATCTTTCTTGCTTCCTTAAAATCATGTCTCCTAGCAATCCGCATCATAGTCCAATAGATATAGGTATCTATTCTGGTTTCAAAAGCAGTATCTCCAGAACGTCCTACAATACTGGCAACTTCGTCGGACATCTCACCACGATTCATGCCCATGTTTTTATTCCTCTGCTGTTATATCTACCCAAGTACCACTTGTCTTATTAGTACAGATAAAGACTTTTTCATCTGCCAGATGATAAATAATTGTTCCTACTCTTACTGTAGTCCAAGTAGGAGCAACACCAGCAGCTAAGGTTGTATCTACTTTCATATCCCTTCTTACTGCTTCCCAAGTTCTTCCATCAAATGCTTTATCTAAAATTGCCTGTAATAACATTTTATTCCTCCTTTTTTAAGGGATGGCTCTACTTACCTATTTTGTAGAGCCACCCCTCTGGCTAAATAGAGAACGTCCTCTATTTATAAAAATCCATTCCGTGATACTCTCTCTTGGTTGCTTTCACTTTCAAATCAGCGTTATTAGGAGATACAAATACAAACCTTTCAGAAATAGTCGCATCATCATCAAAGTAGAGAGCAACTCCATCTGTAGCTGCATCTGCTTCATGGCAAACCCTAACTACATCACCATTCATAAGTTCAACGAGTAAATCCTCACCAGTCCACGCATTGTTAATAATCAGTTTTCCCATAGAGCTAGGATCACGTCCTGTTCTATCATAATCAACATACACTTGGAAAATTCTGCCATAATGATTTCTCGTTGTAGGATGGACAGATGTATTAGTAGTGTTATCAGCAAGACTAGGATTCGCAGCATAAACCAAACCTTGTCCAGTTAAAGTTCCCCCATCATCATCAAATGCAACAGCAAGAGGTTCTCCACAAGCCTTGAGTTTAAGCATCTTTCCAGAATGACCATATGCTCTTACAAAAAGGTCTTCTCCTAAGTCATGTGCAGGGTCAGCTATCACATAACCAAGTCGTTCATCAGCGTCATTACCCTCAGTATAAACTACAGCACCCATCTCGCCTGTAGCAGCATTATCATCATCCCATACCATAAAACGTCTAGTACCACAAACAAAATAAGCATCTGCATTATTCGCATTGACGCAACGAAATTCTGCAATATGACAACCGAGTACAGTATCAAAGTGAACATAATGAACATACAAAGCAACCCCAGGCGTAGTAGGAGTAGCATGGTAACTCATAGTGTATGTATCGGGATAAAGATCACGGTGAACAACAACACCAGATTTTACATTAGTAGCACTATGTCCAGAAAGAGTCTCAAAAAGAGTAGAAGCCATGTGTGCTAACTGAGCTTGAAAAGAACCTATATTTCCAGAAAGTTGCTGGATATATACAGGTACACCTAAAGTAGCAGCATTGTCTTGGTCGTCAATCAAAAGGTAATCATCTATCAAAGCAGGTCTAGTCATTTTACAACCCTCCTTTCTTTTTCGATTTTTAGGTAATACTATGAAGCGTACCGCAAGAACAAAGTCTCGAAGCAACCAAATTAGCTGTAAGGACAACCTGGGCAACTCTATCATTAGGTTGATCTGGAATACCTTTCCACTCAGTCATTTGGAAATTATAAGCAGAATCAATTACCAGTTCCAAAAACCTTGTGTTAAGGAATTTCATTGTACTAGCAGTAGCTTGCGGACTCCAGATAACAGGTTTTCCTCTAAATACAACATGGTCGAAGAAAGCATCTCCAAGTTCTTTATTCACGATGTACTTTTGCTCCATCACTTCATCTTCAAACTTCTCATACGTAGTCTGGTCTGCAACAACTATATCTGGAATATCACTCATTTGTTGACCACTAGCTGCGATACAGTCATTGTTTAAAGTTCTCATGTCTTTAAGGAGATACAGTTCTGAAGGACGATTAGTCATATCCGTTGTCTGGTTTCTCCACCAAGAATAAGTAGCTCTACTTAAATCAGCAACAGTTCCAGTTGTAGGATCAGCTACAATAGAATATTCAAGTCCCTGTAAAGCTAAACTTGAATCTCTTGTACCATCCCCATGTAAACAAATTTCAAGTTCATCAATAAGAGACATTTGAAGGTTGTCAAGTTTAGAAGTCATCATCTTAATATGAGCAGCAACACCCTTATTCTTTTGTTCATCAGTGAAGTAACGTGTTACATTTCCTACAAGATACTTCCAATCCCACTTACAAACGGTTAAATGCTCGGTATCTGCAAGAGATACTGTACCACCTTTTCCAATCCATGTTATCGTCTCGTTCTTAGCATACATCAGTGGAATCTCTATATATCTACCACCACTCTCCGTTCTAATCTTACCTCTATTCTTCATCCAGAACCAGATACATAACCTATTAGTTTATCATCCTAATAGAGTGGACTATCGCATCTCTACAGACTTGTAGAGTCTCCTCGCTTAGTCTCTGTCGCTGGAAATATTCCTTGCGAAGGGTTGGCCCATAAAATGTAGGCGTTCCCATAATCAGAGGAGATTTATACTCCGCCCTGGTGTTGTTTAACGGAGTTGCCGTAAATATTTGGTCTATGGCAATAGGTCGCTAAATCTACTGATTTATCATCTCAGTAGGTTGGACTGTCGCATCCTTCCAAAAAGAAAGTTTCATTCCTGCCATTACATCATATTTTTGAGATAGAAATCTTCTTTCTTCTTGAAGGCTCTCTCGTTCAGTCTCTGTAACTGGAAGAAAATTGTTTAATTCAGTAATCATTCTTTTACATTTATTACAAAATTGCCTTATTTCATCTGGTATTGCAATACCCTTTCCATTTCTTAAATCGTTGCCATCCATTATTCTAAATCTCCACTTTGTAACAGCATTTTTAACAACACAAAAAGCGATTGCAATACGAGCTTGCTCTTTTTTAATATGCAAATAAGGCAACATTTTCAAAAGAAACTTCTTTGCTTTATCATGAGAAGTTACCCATTTACAATTATTTTTATAAGGAGAAGAAATCGAACCACTGAAACGATTTTGTACCATTTCCAACACAGATATACTTCCCATATGCTGTGAAATATTAACTTCTAACTGCAATCTATCTCCTTTTATTCTAATGTAAATAGAACCTTCCCCGTCAAATAAACCAGCGATATACGCCTTTTCAGTAGCCTTCATTTTATTTTCTTCCTTGTTAAGGATTAGCCATAACTGTCGGCTTTCCCAAAATTAGAGAGAGTTTTAAAACCGCCGACTTTAACGGTTCTGCCATGTAGTAGTATATAGAGTATCCAGAGTTTCAGTTCTCGTTGGTGTAGGCATCTAATTTCCCTCCTTTCATTATAAAGTACCTTCTTCTTCACCTTTTAAAGCATCAGCACCTAAAACTTCTTCCACAGCAGCCTTAGTAGCTTCTTCTTTCGTCTTAAATTTATCTTGTTTAGTAATCTCAGAAAGTGGTTTGCTACTAGGCTTACGCAAAGAAAATAATTTACCTTTTGTTTCACCCCCCTTTTCTTCTTTTTCACCTGCTATAGAAAATTCTTTCAGTTTACCTAATACCTTTTTAGTTTCCTCAAAAACTTCCATAACAGATGGATATTTCTTTGTAGTTTCTGCTAAATCAATACTGATAGCACGCATAAGAGGTCTAATTGTTTTATAAGCATCTTCTCCAATTTTTTCCTTTAATTTTTTAACATCTTCTACTGCAATACCAATTTCCTTTTGGAGACTCTCTTGGTCTTTTTTAGAAAGAGTAGTCTTTATTTCCCCTTTTGCACTATCCTTAGAAATTGCAGAAACATAATCCTTTAATTCAGATTTTTCAGCTTCACCAAGATTTTTGAAAAATCCAGGTTCTTTAAGAGTAAGTTTATCTTTGTCTTTATCTTCATCTTCTTCATCACCAGGTTCAAGAACCAATTTTTCAAAATCCTCTTGACGTTTAGATAAATTACCAACTCCTTCTCTTAAATCTTTCATAGCATCTAAAACATCTTTCATTGTTGGCTCTTCGTTGCCTTTGTCCTTGTCTTTATCCTGATCCTTGTCCTTATTTAAAAATTCAAACATTTTCTCTCCTCCTTTCTTGTTCTTTTATTTTGATGTACTTTGCTCTGTTCAAACGTGCAACCTTTGGAAACCGTCTAACTGCAAGACCAATATCTTTACCACTCCATAAACCGTTTACTTCAACAAAAGGCATTCCATCAATCATCTTAATTGTAGCTACCTTTTCATCTGTCGGTTCAAATAACTCAACTTTAGGTTCTCTATAAGTATCAATAATATCAGATATTCCTACTTTTGCTTCTTCAGGTTCAAGATCAATAGTATCTACTTTTTCAGCTTCCTCTACCTTTTCAACTTCCCTCACAGCTTCATCATGTTCAGCAGTTTCTTCATCTTTATGTTTATCTATTGCTTCTGTTTTTGCTTCCAAGGTACGTTTCTGAATAATCGCCTTTAGTTCTGATTCTCCCATGCTTTTTTTCCACCTCCTCTTTGCGTTCATCTGAACGTTTTTTCCAATCTATGTCTAATACTCCAGGAGCATAAACACCATGTTTGATACACGCTTCTTCTACCTCTTCTTTAGTATTACAAGTTATAGGTCTTTCTGTAATATCTTCAAGAGTAATCGGTTTAAATATAGCCAATTTAGATGGTTGACAAGGTATTTGTTTTGCCATTATATTACCACATTTAGGACATTTACTAAATTGTCTATCGGCAATATGTTGTATAGCTTCAAAAATACAATTACAAGTTTCACAATGAAAATCATAAAGAGGCATCATTTTACCTGCCTCAAAGCATCACTTGTTGGATTTACTGGAACAGAATAATATCTTCCGTTTCTTTTAATTACTCTATTACCACGCCTTTCTTCCTCTATTTCCATTAAATCCCAAGTCTTATGTTTACGACCTTTAAGTACCATGCCAGTTCTAGGGTCTAAACTTCCCCAATGGCCTTTTTTACCTGGCCTTCCTCCAAAAGACTTAGCAGTTTCATAATCATAACCACTTCCTTCTGGATCAAAACCGTTCATTTTACCTTCCCAAATGCTTCCTGAGCAGCATTGATATTCATAGGATTTGCAGCTCCACCAGGCATCGTAGGTGGTCTAAATAATTTCCTAGGATCAAGTCCTTCAATTTCCTTAAATGTAAATTCTCTCAATGCCATAGGTTCAGTAAATGGGTCTTCTTTAAGCATACTAAATAACCCAAGTCTCTCCATTTTCCTCATAGCCCTTGATATTGGCGTTGCCTCTTCAGGATCAAGCTGTAAACTATATTCTGCGTCTAAATCAGAACCAACAAATTGAACCCACATTATTGTATTATCTGGCCCAACTATAGGTAAAACATTTGGATAAGACCATTCTTTAAAAATGATCTTATTATTCTTTTCCATAATCTCACGGACAAATTCTACAGTAGCATCTCGTCTTTCGTCAATTCTAACATTAGCTCTTGCAGAAACTTCACTAACTTCTGTAGCAGTCCTTCTTGATTTAACATCAAATTCACCAAGCTGATTCGCAGAAAATCCAAAACTCATTCTAGCATCTTCAAACATTGCTTTACGCCATGCTAATAAATCAAAAGGAATTTGAGAAGTTTGAATTACCTTAACAACTTTATCTAAATCAACACCTTTTACTTGAGCAACCGCCTGAACATCTTTACTAACTAATTTTTTGATTTCTTCAGGAGTCATAGCTCCCATAGCAATCAATAATTTAACAATCGAAACTCGTCTATGTTTCTGCATTTGCATAATTGTATCGTCTAGTTCTAATTGATAACCTAAAACAGCCAAAGCATCTGGAGCAGACCAAAAATAATCATAATCATCATATTGTAAGATAGTATAAGGGAAAAAATCAAGCTCGTCTTTACCCTCATATAAAAAACCATCTTCATAATCTAAAGAAAGTTCAAGGACTCTATTATACATTAAATCTCTAATTTCATACAAATATATCCACTTAGTATCTCCAGCTTGATGTACTCCAGGAACAAATTGCCTTTGACTTTCTTTTTCTGGTTGAGATTTAGCCACAAACATAGTTGGTTGTAATTTATCTCTAACCTTTTTACTATATTTCGGGTCGTCCTTCATATCATCATACATTCTCCAAAAACCATGTCCAACCCAATGACTACTTTCTATTTCATCAGTACCCCAAGGTACAATTAAATCTTCTGGTCTAAGACGTAAATGCCAGGGATAACCAGGATTCACTAACATATTATGCTCAATCCTTCTACCTTTTACTTCGTCTGTAGGAACAAAACCAGCAAATAAATCATCATAAGGATTATATCCAAATTCAGAATCATAGCCATGTTTTACACAAGCTGTCCCACAAAGATAAACATCTTTAGCACATTTCTTCGTTGTATTTTTAATCTTCAATTTATGCAAAAGTTTATTATCTATTTCCTCTACAACCCTTGCGTGCATATCCATACCTGGACGTGTTGCTGATATTCTAATTTTAGGATTCTTAAAATATGTATTAGGTACTAAAGCTCTGCCAAACGAATGTATTAAATTACAAGTTGGTTCAATATATTTATATCTTTGATAATAATAATCCTTAAAAACTGTCCATAACTTAGAACGCCCATATTGTTCTTTATATTCACTGGCAGCTCGTATTTCGCTACACCATCTTCTACCATTCCATTTACCAGGCATTAATGTACCCTTTCAAGAGCTAAAGTAGTTGGAGATTTCTTAGTCTTTCCTTTCTTTTTCCTCCATCCACCACCTTTTTTCTTAACCCATCCTGTAGAAGCAGAACATACTGCCCAGGGATCGACATTTCCACCTTTTGCTTTAACTTTACGGACACAACGTTCAAGAATTGCGGGCATTTATCTTTCTCCTTTTCTTACTACTATTTTTGGGAATTATTCTTCTAAAAGAACCATTAGAATCTACTTCATATTTAATACCATCTTTCATTTGAATTACAGAACCAGGTTTATGAATAGCAACAACTTTAACATCTCTTTTACCCATATGAGTAATAAATTCAGTAAGAGTTGGATTGTCAATTAAATTTACATTATCATCATAATCTCTCACTTCCATAATTCCCTCCTTTAATGCCAAGTCCTTGGTAAATCGTAACCTTCTCCAAAAGGATAAAATGGATTATCAACACCTTGAGATTGTCTATCTTTTAACTCTTTAAAAACATTATCCATATTAACCCTTAATCTACCATCTTCCCCTCTAACAAAATCATCTATATTTTTCTTTTCTGGATACGCAGATACTCCCACTGGCCCCCAAAATTCCACTTGATATGCAAAAGCATCTACTTCATCATCAGTCTTTGCTTTAGGAAATCTTACCATTTCATATATTAGATTCTCTGCTGCTTTCCTTGGAAAAAATACCTTACCAGCATTTACCCAAGGTTGAAGAGCCATAATCCTATGAGCTTTATTTTTCTTTTGTGTCTTAAATTCAGTAATAGGAAAATAATCACCTGGATTATTCCTTTGTCTCTCATAAATCCAATATTTCAAAGCCTTTTGATATGCGATAGACTCAATACCTACATTATCAGGTTTCCAAATTTTATTTAATTCAAGTATCTTATCAACTAATTGATTAGGTAAAACATGACCTCTCCAAGTATGTAAGACAAAAATATCTTTAGTATACTTATCCATTCCACAAATATTAATTGCAGACCAATCAGATTTTGGTTTTTCAGAAACAGCAGGGTCAACAGTCATAGTCCTTGCTAAGTCCTCCCAATCAACTCTATCATAAAATTGGTGAATATCAAAACTTGCCTCTGTAATTGGCACAGGATCATTCATGTAAACACAAGAAAAGAAATACGGATTATTTGCCTGCAATTCCATTAAATATTGAGCAGTATACCTTTCAGGAAATGTCGAATTGCCAAATTCATCAAAACAACTCATAATATGTTTTTCAACATCAGACCTTACCAAAAGATCACCATATAAATCGTAATCATCCCAACGAGTATTATGAGAAATTAATCCTTCCGCAACAAAATTATGTGTATTTTTAATTGACAAATCCCAAACTTCTTTTTCACCAACTTGTTCAATAGATACAATTCTTTCAACACCAAATATTTCATCAACTTTTTTAAGACCAATATGCCATGTTTCCCCTAAAATAGGAAAATTAGAATGTGGCGGTTGTATCCATCTTTCTCTATAATGTATATTTGTAACTCTATAACCAGACATTATAGCTAATCGTTTTAAATCTTTAATTAATTTTTTATTTGCAAGTTCAATACCGTAACAATCTTCCCTAATAATTCCTGTTCTACCATCCTTCTCTTTCCAACCATCAGCATCTAATAATCCCTGAATAAAAGATTGACGTTGACTTAATGGAAGTTTATAAACCCACTGAGGAATACGTTTATATTTAGCCACATCATTTAAACCAGCCCAAAATAAAACCTTTCCAAAAATATGAGAATCACAACGTATATAACCATGTTTTGTATCATATACCTTACACTTGGTTTCTTTTTTTAAAAAATCATTAATTCTTTTATTTCTATCTTGATATTCAGATAAAGCACAACAAATAAAATATCCATTACTTTCTCCAACCCAACCATCTCCAAATAAAAATCCAAAATTCCACATAAATTCATCATCGGTATATTTACCATTGTCTAGCTTATAAGATTTCCCTCCAACTTTCTGTCTGTAACAAAGAATATAATCCCCAATTTCTAAATCTTCAAGTTTAACCCACTCTGGTTTTGTTTCTTTAATTACTTTTCTTCTATTAATCCAAATCTGTTTTTTAACCCTATAAAATGGATGATTACCGGTAGCTTCTAAAGTAGTATTAGATGTTTTAAGTTTCCAAACAACATCATAACCTTGTGATATTACCTTCTTAACTTTCTCAATAGCTTCTATACCATTATCTACATCGTAAGTAATAACATTTTCACCAACTTTTACATCATTAATGTTTCTCCATGTACCATTTCCCATTAACACTTTGACATCAGAAGGCATACAACCAATTACATCTATGGGAGTACTAGGATTATCCTTTAATGGTGTTATTGCATCAAATGTTCTTTTTATCTTATCCATTTGTTCTTTCGTATATGTATTAATATCGTTTACCATATCATCAACTAAAATATGGTCATAATGACGAGAAACGATGGTTGAATCTGCTCCCATAGCCTCAAAATTATTTTCCATTGTAACAGTTTTTTTTGCTGGTAATTGAATAGAATCTCCACGCCATACCGTCTCTGGTCTTTCTACATTCTGTGGACATAAATGTTCATACTTTTTTCTAAATGCCTCATTATATCTAAAATGCCATCCTATAGCCTTAACCATATCTTTAGCATTTGCAAGAACATCAGAAAATACCAAAACCCTTACATTAGGATTTTCTATAGCTAAAGAAACAGCCTTTGCTATAGTAAAAGTTGTTGTTTTAAACCAACCACGAGGAAGTAAAAAAAGTCGAATATTTTTTTCTCTCGAACATTGAGTCCAATGACACATTCTACCATGTAATCTTGGAGTTAAATCTTTATATCCAAGATCAGCTTTAGCTAATGCGTATAATTCTTTACCGTCCATTTATCCTTCTCTCATAATCTGTGCTAATCTTATACAACGACTTTTAACCTGTTTGCACCATTTACTATTTTCCATTTCATCTGCTGCCTTATTATAATCTTGTTTTTTTACAGCAAAAATCATCTTTTTGAATGTCTTTAATTTATTACCAAGATTAAAAGCCATATTAACTAAAACATTATAACGATTCTCTGATAAATACTCAAGACACTCTATAGAAAATATATTAGTAACAATTTTAGATGCTTGTTGAATATCATAAATTAATATCCATTCAGCTAATTGATAAGACATCGGTTCATCTAAATTGTGTCCATATCCTACCGTTAAACGTCCTTCGGGACACTTATATGGTAAAGACTTAAAACCTTCATCCAATTTTAAATCTGCAATTAAATTTTTATTAACAAATAAAGAATCTATTTTATCCTCCTATAACGCTGGCCCCCACCATTTTTGCATAGACATTTCACCACCGCCTGCTACCATTTCATGTGCCCCAATATCGTCTGCTGAACCCAAGGGTCTTGCAGTTCCCCAATAGTCATCGGCAGGGGCATAGTCAGCTTCACCCATATCGGCTGCATCGCTCCCAGAGGTTATTTTATAATCTACTGCGTCGGTTCCACCAGAATTATCAAATTTGGGGTCGCCTGTTCTGTCACCATAGGTGCTGTGTGGGTGTTGGTTTGTTCCATCATCAAAATTTGTCCCACTATTATCTCCATAGTTAGCTGTACAATTATAAGTAAGATTATGATGGACACCCGCCGTTTCGGCACCTATTATTTCAAATGCATTGGCATTAGTGGTATCATCCCCATCATGGATACCAGTCCCAAATCCACACACTATATTACCAATAACACGAACATTCCCTACGGGGTCACCACCTTGACCGATTCTAATTCCTGATGTGGAGGCAGCAGCACCATTATTTATTATTGTGTTATAATATATTTTAAGAGAATCAATATCGGTTTTAGCTCCTCCAGCACTGGTGTCCCAAAAAAACATTCCCATTTGGAGAGTTCCTGCACTATCTAACACAATAATATTATTTCTAATAGTAAGCCCTGCTGTTTTACTACCCCTAACATTGGAGTGGCTTGCAGCAATCGCTGAACTTGCACGAATAAAGTTTCTTTCAAAAGTACCAGTTGCGTCTGCGTGAGACATATACAAATCGGTAACGCCATAAATACCTGTATTACCACTAACAAGTACATCTACATATCCAGCAATCGTAATAAGACCTTTGGTAGTATTTGTAGACACATTTTCGCAGTGATTGTTTTTTACCTCTATGCCAGTTTTTGCAGTAGTACCAGCAAGACTAACACAACCTACCCCATATGTAGCATCCCCAGTTATAGTATTACCATTAATTTGCCAATTATTGCCACTATAAGTTCCTAAAACTAAATATGCTGAGGCAGCAGGGGAAGAAACAGTATTATTCTCAACTGTTAAAGTATCATGTATATTGGGCGTTTTAACAAGGTCACTTCTAAAGTTTGTTATTGTATTATTAGAGAATATCGCCCCACTTGAATTATCCTTCCACAACTCCAAACAATGATAGGGGTCATCAATAGTACAATATTGAATATCACAGATATATGTGGAATCGGCCCCATACCAAACTATTCCACGAAACTGAGCTGTATTTGTTCCTAAATGGTTTAAATTACAATACCTAAGTTTTAGTTTTGCATAAGTATAAGAACCTAAATCACCCCAATAATGTTTAATGTAGCAAGGATTAGTATCATCCCCTGTAGTAACTGTAAGTTTGTTAGTGGATGTTCCCTCTAAGTCAAGATAACCCTTAGCTACAATAAACCCAAACATCGTAGAGGTAGCACCTGGGGTTCCAGCGGTGCCATCCCCAACCGGATCTGTACCAGTAGAAGCAAAATAGACAGTTCTGCTAGCTGCTGCATCAAAAGAAAGCACAGCAGACGCATGATTAAGTTTAATCCACTTTATTCCATTTCCGGTTGTGCCAATGTCGGCATTTATTGTAACGGTGTAGGCTGTATCAATAACAGCTTCATCACCATCACCAGGCACAGTGCCAGTATCCCAATTACCAGCTACATTCCAATTTCCATTGGCTCCGGCATTCCAAGTACATACAGCCATTTATTTCTCCTTATGCTCGATTGTAATTTCGTATTTCTCTTTTGTTTCTTTGTTTAAATCTTTAAAGACATTATGTACTGTCTTACAATCCCAAAAGTCGTGAATAAAATGAGAATTAAGATACATAAGCCACTTTTTGGCTGTCTCATTCCATTCCATAGTAACAGTTAAGGTTACTGTTTTCATGCGACCTCTTTATGGTGCAACAAATCCACAAATTGTTACACTATGTGTGGTTACTGTTGTACTCGTAATACACAATGCTGTATTAGCTGTTAATGAAATTGGTGTTCTTAAAAACACTGTACAGCCACCATTTATAGCAAAGTAGCCTTCAAATTTAACCGTCCCACCAGAACCGTCTAACAAGGTAATATTCCCTGCGGTAGCACCATTTGAAATTATAATATCGGTAATATATAATTTTAATCCTGCCCCTGGGGCTGCCTTGACACTCGTATTGGTCTGAGCAACAGCGTAATCGGCTGAAACGTCCCAGAGATTAGGATGAGAATCGCTTACATATTGCCTACCATATTCATCCGTAATAAAATGCGTTCTGTCATTCTCGGCAACCGCCGTTCCTGGTGCAGTTCCATCTTGAGGATGGGCTTTACCGCCTACTTTAACTGGATTACCAGAATCGCCTGCATCGTGGGCTACATCACCAGCAGGAATAACTTTACCCGTCAATTCACCTGTCATTTTCTTCACCCTCCTTTATTTCATTTTCTATTTCCCCTTCTATTTCTTCATATTCAGCTAAAGCTATTTCTCTTTTTTCTTCTACCTTTTTAAGTAATTCCGTATAATATTTAACTTGATGTGCAAAAAGAATATCAGCATTTTCCGAAGTAACATCTAAACAACCTGCAATTAACTCTGACAATCCCAACCTTATCCATTTAGTATTAGTATCTTCTAAATCTTTAATATTCTGAAAAAATAGTTCAAGACACATAAATGTTTCTTCACCAGCCTCTTCTCTAGTCCTTTGTGGTTCTCTCCGCATAATACGAAAAATTCTAGCAAAAGCCTTACAAGCTCTAAAACGTGTTGACTGGTCATTTACCATATATATACTGCCATCTTTCCTTCTATCAGCAATCTTCATTAATGGCAATAAAATCTCACATGGTTTATTAATCGTATATCCACGATTAATCATCTGTTGGGCAAGACCCAACATATAACCTGAACCACTTACATAAAGATTATGTTGTGGATTAGCTAAAGCTAAATTACATTCCATAAGCTGTATATCTCCCAAATAACTGAGCAGAAATAGTACCAGCACTATAAGTAGAAATTTTAACCTTAATCCATTTAACAGCATCTGTAATTGCATAGATAGTATCAGAAGTAATATCAGAACCAACTTGTCTACCATCATCTGTAGCAGCAGGTTCAGTAGCAGAATTAGACCCACGAACTTGAACGGTATCTCCAGATATACCACTAACATCTATACTTAATTTTTTACAATGTCCAATAAGCTGCCAACTGCTACTTTGTGCAGATACAGCACCACTTAATAAAGCAACTTCTAATGGTCTTGGCATGGTTTTTCTCCTTGTCTATTATTTGTACACATACTACATTTAAAATCTAAAATTAATGGTTTAGTCCTTGCTAAGATATTTAGCATCTTTGGATATTTAGGACATCTTACACATTTCTCAGAAGGATTTTTATCTGTGATACCATGCTCTTTTTCTAAATATAACTGAGGATTACAACCTAATTTTCTAAGTGCTTTGAGAGTAGTTTCGAGAGTGTACATTAATTTCTATTAACACCTTTTCCTTTTTCATATGCACGAAGTCCACCTAATCCTAACAAACCTAATAATAATTGAATTAACATTGCTGTATCTATCGGAGGAACAGCAAATTTCCCTGGATCATTAGTAAAAAATATTATTAAGTCTATAGTCAACTGTATAATTGGCCTAGCAATAGCCATATAAAATAATCCAAGTACACAAGTCCATCCAGCAGCAGGACGCCAACCTGAAACAAATACAGAAGGATGAGCAGCTTCTATTTCATTAATTTTAGTCTGAGCTTGCGTGATTCTAAATTCTAACTCTTGAGTTTTAAAGTTAATCTCTGCTGCAACAGTAGGATCAATCTCTTTACCTTTAATAGCTTCTCGTAATCCCTTTGCAGCAGAACCTACGCCTTCTAATAGTCCTTTTACTCCTCCTGCTGCTAATTCGCTAAAAATTGGCATTAATTATCTCCTTAACACTTCGCAAGCAATAGTATTACAAATAATATCGCAAATCCAGTCAATATCGCAAAGCCAGCTATTTGACTTTTTCTCATTTTAGTTTCCTCCTGTCCGCTGTGGCGTATTATTATTTTTTCTTCCTACAACCTTTTCTTCTTGGCACTTTCCAACCACTCCCAACTAAAAAGCGGGATAAAGN